TCAAAATTACTGTCCATCAAAAAAATTCTTAAAGAATATGACTTAATTGATGAAGTCCAACAGTCTTCAAGTGAGAAAGGAAGACTAGCTAATAAGATTTATTGAGGGGAATTATCTTCTACCCCAGTAGGTAATTCAAACAGGCCTAGTGTTAAAAAAAGACTAGGGCAGGTTAAAAATGAAACGGCCCCCGTCTCATATTCAGCCCCTAGTGAGACTGATTCTTTATTTATTGAGGATGAGGAGGAGAGGAATACTCAACCTATCTTGAGAAGAAAAGTAGAAAAGGTCACAAAATATGATCGAGATTATATTTGGGGATTGGTACAAGATCAATTTAGACGAGAGGGTTTTTCTGAAACAGCCAGTGATATAGCTATGACTGATTTTGAGAGGATCTATCAATATGCTCTTGACAATGTTCGCTTTGTTAGAAGAGCGGAAGTACTTGCTGAATTTGTGTTTAATGGCCTGTATTCTGCTTGGAATAACCGTGTTCGAAAAGGAGGTGGTTAAATGTCGTCAATCGAGTGGATATTAGTTTTGCTCATTTTAATTTCAAGCGGTATGACTCTTTGGGCATTGATAGTCGATCAGAAAGGGGTGATAAAGAAATGAGATTTATTGATTTATTTTCAGGTATAGGCGGATTTCGGCTTGGAATGGAAAGTGTTGGACACGAGTGTATTGGATTTTGTGAGATTGATAAATTTGCTAGAGAATCTTATAAGTCCATTTTTCAAACGGAAGGAGAAATCGAATTTCATGACATACGAGATGTTTCAGATGACGAATTTAAAAAACTTAGAGGGAAAGTCGATATCATCTGTGGGGGATTCCCTTGTCAAGCATTTTCAATCGTAGGAAGACGATTGGGATTTGAAGATATTAGAGGAACTTTGTTCTTCGAAATTGCAATGTTAAAGGCCTACTCAATCACGATAAGGGACGGACGTTCACCACAATCCTTACCACACTTGATGAGTTGGGGTTTGATGTTGAGTGGCAGGTGCTTAACAGTAAGGATTTTGGCGTTCCCCAAAACAGAGAGAGGGTGTTTATTATCGGA